ACAAGGGTGAAATTAGGGCGGGTGATCTGATCTTGATGAAGATCCGGGGCGACCTGTATGATGCTGCTATCAAGTACAATATGGAACGTGCGCTACTTATGCAGAGGGCACGGGGTATGTACCTTAAGGGTGACACTAGCCAGAACGTGATGAGTGATGGTCAGGCTAGTGGCGCGTCGATTGGGCAAGAGAACTTCCGTGGCAAGGCCAGTAACTTCATTCCTGACAATCCAGATGCGCTTCTCTCAAGCTCAGCATTGAATGGTGGGCTTGAGGCTGCGAGGGAACAGGAAACCCAGATTCGTGAAAAGATTGCTGCTGATAAGGCAAGCAAAAAGAGTTAAGAGGATATTATGGCGATCAGTGGAATACCTATTCTTCCGGTGCAGGACACCAGCGCAAATGGGTTTGTTGCTCAGCGCTTGATTGAGGAACTTAGTCAGACTTTCTTGGCTGGTACTCCGGTTGAGCTTACTGCTGCCGATGGTGGTGTCAAGGCTTGGGACGGAACTACTGGAACTGCGTTTGTGTTTGGGTCAGCTAGCATTGGTGGAATCGTAGGGTTCAGCTATGAGGCTGCTTCAAACTTGAGCGCAACTGGTTCTGGTGCTCCTAGTCCTCAACAGCCGTTTACTGGTGTTGGCGCTGTAGCTGGCACGTTTGGCTCTGTGCCTAACCAGACTAGTGCTAAGAATATTGCTCATGGCGCACCAATCAATGATGGCCGCGTAGGCTTTATTTTGGCTGGGCCTCAGGTTGTGTGGAGCGCTGTATTTGGCAACAACGGCAATACTGCTACTCCAGCCGCAACTGATGTAGGCAAAGAGTACGGTCTTACGATTGACTCGAATAGCAAGTACTGGTACGTAGACAAGAACAAGAGCACCGTTGGCACTAACACTGTGCTGAGAGTAGTTGGACTTGATCTGCGGGATGTACCGGCTGCGGGTTCCAGAGTTCTTTTTGTTCTTGATTCTCGTTTCACTCAGTTCCTTGGCATATAAGGGCTGACCTTGGGAGATTAACTTTTATGATGGTTCGCGGACAGTTCGCACAGACTTTAGCTCCGGGGGTGCATCACTTCTTCTTGCACTTCCTCGATTTGCAGATGCGCCAAGAGGAGTACTCTGAAGTCTTCAACATCGAAACTTCTACTCAGGAGTTCGAGGACGAAGTTGAAATGACTGGCGTGGGGATCATGCCTGAGAAGCCGGAAGGTGCTGCGGCTGTCTATGACGACATGATTCAGGGTGGAACCAAGCGTTACATTCATCTGAGTTATGGGCTTGGGTCTCGCACTAGCTGGGAACTGATTGAGGATGATCAGTACGGCATTCTCAAACAGGTGCCTAAGGCTCATGCACGGTCGGCTATGTTCGCTCGTGAGATTGTGACTTGGAATGTACTCAACCTGGGCTTCTCCACCATTACAACTACGGATGGCATTAGTGTGTTCAATACTCAGCATCCATTGCTGGGTGGAACCGCCGCAACCAATGTTGGCCCTGGACTGACCAATGTGATCTTTGCGGCTGGCACCTATCCCAATCGGCCCTCGCCTGATATTGACTTGAGCTTTACTGGAGTTCAGCTTATGGTCAACCAATTCGAGCGGCTTGTGGATAGTCAGGGCATTCCGGTTCGCGTAAAGCCCAAGTACATCCTGATTCCGCCTGAGCTAAAGTTTATTGCTCGTGAGATTCTGGGTAGTCCTGGTAAGCCTTATACGGACGATAACGAACTCAACTCCCTACTTGGTGAGGACATCAAGTTCCGAGTGGTTCATTACCTGACCAGCCAGACTGCATGGTTTGGTGTAACTGAGAAGGATGGTCATCAGCTTAAGCACTTTGACCGACATCCTATAGACACGGACTATGACGATGACTTTGATACCCGCTCTACCAAGATGCTCACGTTCCAGCGTTTCAGTGCCGGAGCTACGAGTTGGGTTGGAACTTGGGGCAGCAACGGACCATGATAGCTATTAGTTAGTCATGCCTTATTATCGTAGTCAAAGATCGAAGGTTTATCACAAGTGTAGTAGGTGTGACTTTCGTTACCCGCTTGATGAGATGTTATGGCAGCAAGGTAAGCTCTTATGTTTAGCTAAGTGCTACGACAATAGTATAACCGGAGCGCGAGACATTCAGGTTGCACGAGCAGTAAGCATACCACGGCATGAGCTTGAGCCAGATGAAAAGCTGACTAACCCAAGCGAACGACGCGCTGACGTGCTGGATGTTTACTGGTAGGAGAGATTATGGCGAGAACTTTTGGTGGGTTGATATTTTACGGTGCTGAGAACCTCAACTTTCCGTCTGCTAACAATGGCGGTGGAGCTGGTCAGTACAATTGGGTTCAGAATGCTGATGGCACCCTCACGCTAAACAACACTGCCGGAGTCTCGACTGTTACGTTTCAGATGGGAATTGCTGAAGTCAAGCGTCCCTACTTCATCTTTCCTACCCAGCCTGGCCAAGGCACAATCCTCGTAACGAACGAGTTCAACGAAGCCTTTGGCACGACCCCTGCTACTCCTGGCGCGGCTGGCCCTGGCAACCCGTTCAGCGGAATTGCTTCAGGCTCTAATGCTAATCAGACTACTCAGTTTGGCAGCCCTCAGATGCCATTTGGCTTAGCCCTGGTTGACGTATTTGCTGTGTACTCTGTGCAGACTGCTGGGCTTACTACTGCAACCTTAGCTGTCAACCGGCTTCGATATGCTGAGAATACGGCTGTGACGATTGATGCTGTTTTAGCTGCTACTGGAGTTGCTCTTACTACGACCACTAGTGCCAGTACTCCTCACGTTCAGAAGGTCAGCTTGGCTCAGCCTCTCATCTTCGAACAGGCCGACTTTAGCAACCTTGCTGTGAGCTTTCTGATTACAACTGCGGCCACTAGTGCCGTAAGAGTTTATGGTATTGGTGCTCACGTAGCTGTTGAGTATAGCTAAGGAGAACTTGTGAACATTGGCGGAAATCCGTGGTCGTTCATTAGCACCGACCCAGCTACAGCTTCTATCACGCCAGCAACTGGCCTGACCCTCAATGCTGACGGTACAGTTACGCTTACCACGACTGCCGCATTCAACTTCAACACAACTGGAGTTCCGGCTAACTGGTTCACGGTGATTGGGGCTTCTGCCGCAGCCTACAACGGCTTCTACAAACTTATCGCTGGAGCAAGTGGAGCCTCAAGTTTTACCCTTGCGCCTCAGTTTGTCATTGCCGCTGGAACAGCTCAGAGTGGTGGTGGAACTGTAGCTCAGTGCTTATATCCCTGGCAAGTACGAGTCGAGGATATTAGCTGGCAACAGGCAGCCGCAGCCGGTCACACGCTCGACTTGAGAGACCGAGCTGGCAATCCTGTATGGCAAGCTACAAGCACCGGCATCGGGCAGCAGAACCGTGGCAAGGTCTACTGGATCAATGGCTTCACACCAATCACAATCCAAAGTGGAGTCGTCCTCATAACCATCAACTAAGCAGCCCTTTTTGGCTGATGCGCAAGCAGAAATGTTTGCT